TTGCTCTCCTAAAGAGAGCACAGGAACAGCCAGAGATCCGGAACCGTGTAAAAGATTTTTTCATTTTTCTGGGAGAAGATATGGCTGCTAAAATTAATCCACTGTGGGACGAGTTCATCCTGTGGTTGGCGACCCCTGAAAACGAACGTGGTCTGATCACCTCTGAAGATGACTGGGCCAAGGCCAAGGGCTACTCTGATTCTCGTACTCTGCGCCGCTGGAAGAAACTCCCTGAGTTTATCGAGCGTCAGCGCCGCTTGACTGAGACGATGGTCACAAAGTCTGGCGCTGTGGTTGTCTTTGAAGATGACGACAATCCTGACTTTGCTGACGAGCGCGACTACCGCCTGGTCAAAGCCCAGCTTTTAACCTCTGCTAAAGGTGGCAACCTTAAAGCAACTGAGCTGTTCATGAAGCTGTACGGTAAAACCTGGATCGAAGAGGAACAGGCTTCCCGTTCTTCTGATTTCAGTTCCGTTGATCTGGGTGAGCTGGTAGCACAGGCTGCCGCTGCAGTTGCCCCTGAAGTTTTAGCTGAGGTTCTTCGCGCGTCTGGTTGGACTGTGGAGGAGCCAGATGCATCTGCTCCACGTATTTGAGGAACCTGACGACCAGGGTCGTGCAGACCATTTGGATTTTTGGCTTGGCTACCCTGAGCTGGGGCCGCACTACGACGAGGACGACATGGATCAGGTGTGCTACTGCGGTGGGCGTCTGGTCATGTTTAAAGAATTACCAGACGACGCTATGGGCCGGGAGGTCGGAGCGATCTGGCACCGGATGCGTTACAACGCCGACCACATTATAACAGACGAGGAAGAATGAGCGACCATAGGAAACAAGTAGAGCTGCAGAGACTCTGGGTTGAACTGGAGTGGCGTCGCTGCGCTATGGACGAAGTATACTTTCTACAAAAGTATGTGTTCATCCCATCAGAAGAAGATCCTCGTGGTCGAACAAAATTTGAGTTGTTCCCCCACCAGCATGAGCTGCTGAACCTTTTCAAAAACAATCGGTTTGTAGTTGCCTTAAAAGCACGTCAGCTTGGCTACACTACACTAGCTATGGCACACGCCTTGTGGCTTTCTTTTTTCCGTCCCGGAGCTGTGATCCTGGTGATCTCCCGGAACCAGAAGTCGGCAAACAAAAACCTGGGGCAGGCAAGACTGGCTTACCAGTTTCTCCCGCAATGGATGAAAGAACGCGCACCACAAGTTACTGCAGACTCTACAGATGGTATGGTGTTTAGGTTTGCAGACGGTATGGAATCCCGTATGAAGTCTGCACCCGCCACCGAGGGGGTGTTTGCTGGTGAAACGGCGACACTGGTTGTTTGGGATGAGGCCGGTTTGGTGGAGCCTGCAAGCCGTCAGGAAGACGTGCTGCGTACTTTGCTACCTACTACTGACGCTGGTGGATCTATGCTTGTCATTTCTACGTCTCGTGGTGGCTACAACAGGTTCGCTAAAACATACCGCGCTGCACGCCGTGGTGCTTCACAGTTTGTTTCGTTCTTCAAACCTTGGCAGGTCAGTCCCTTTATGCGCTGCAACGCTTTGTGTGGCTGGTGCTCTGGACCTAAAAACGAAATCTCTCCCTGCAACAGCAAGTACGATTTAAAACGCAGAGAGTTTGCCGACGAACCATGGCGCTTCCTAGCTGAATACCCTTCTGATGATGAGGAAGCATTCCGTGAATCTGGCCGTCCGCGCTTTGTAGGGCTACCAAATGAAGCTGTATTTGAAGATCTGCCTTACAGAGGACGCCTCAGCTGGCAGGATGACGACACTGTACGGTTTGAACTGGACGAAACAGGTCCGATCCGCATGCTAATGCTTGAACAAGACCCTAAAGCACTGTATGTTATCGGTGGTGACCCTGCATCTGGTACCGGTCGTGACTACTCTACCGCCCATGTGATGACTTTAGACGAAGATGGACTGCCTTCTATCGTTGCATACTACCATGATAACAACACAGCACCCACAGAATACGCTGCAGACCTGGATAAACTGGGACATTTCTACTCCGGACGCTCCTGGGCTGCCCTTTTGGCCGTAGAAAACCAGGGAGGACAGGGTGCTTTGCCAATTAACGAGCTACATAAGCATTTAAACTACCCTAATCCGTACCTTCACCAAATTTCTGGGTCTAAAAACAGGCAGAAAACCCGCATGTTTGAGTTCCCTATGACTACAGACCGACGTAAAGCTGTCATTGACCGTCTTGGTAAGTACCTAGCGCCAACAGAGCAGGGTATTAGCATCAGTAACGTGTATCCTTTGCTGCGCGCAGAGCTAGGACAGTTCGTTGCCCAGGAAACATTGAGTGGAAACGTGCGTTACGCAGCTGATGTTGGATGCCATGACGACCTTGTTATGTCTTTAGCAATTTCTTTGTGGGTTTTGATAGAAGAAGCTGGGGATAGTTCCCCAGCGCCTGCTAGTAGTGAGGAAGCTGCGTGGGTTCCAACTAATCGTTTAGATATGAAAGGTATTCGTGAGGCTCGAAACAAAGCCATCGCGGATATGGAAGAAGCTGCGCAGGAACGTTGGGAATCTTTCTCAATTAATAGTTACGTGAGAGGTTGGTAATGGAAAAAGCTTACAAAAATGGATACAGTCTAGAAGATAAACAGGCTGTAATTCGCGACGCTATCCGTCGCATGGAACCAGTGCATTCACACTGGCGTATGCTTGAATCCTTGTACCGTACCGGGGCTCAGCGTGAGCTGACCATGCTAGACCTGAACCGGATCCTTCCGTTTCCTGTACCTGGTGCCTTCATGCGTACCATCAACATGGTTCTGCCACACTTCACAATGATCATCAACACGGTATCTGCCCGTGACCCTAAGTTTGTTATCACACCAGTAGGTGGAGATCTAACAACTATCGAACGCAACGCGCAAATCGCACAGACTGTCCTTGGATACTTCTGGAAACGTGCCGACGCTACCGCAACTGTACGCGACATGACACAAGACATGGTTATTCTTGGTAACGGCTTTGCTAAAGTAGGTTGGGCCTACACAGAAACAACCATGGACCGCACTCCAGAGGATTACGACAACGAAATTAACTCCACTATTGCTGACGCCATGGAAGAATCAGCTATGATGGGTGAATACCTGACAGATGAAGCAGTAGCTGAGCTTGTCAATTCAACCTCGCTAACGCAGCAACTAGTAGAAGAAGACGAACCGTTTGTAGAGTACGTATCTCCGTACGACATGTTCCTTCCAGCTAACGCACGCCGCATGAACACAGCCCGCTGGGTCTGCCAGCGCATCCGTGTCCCTATGGAGGAAGCAAAAGCTAACGAAATGTTCAACAAAAAAGCCCGTGAAGATCTAAAGGCCGACACCGGTTACGTAGATACCACCACCTTGGTTCAGTACGAAGACAAGAGCGAAGGACTTCCTGAAGCTTTCACGTACGTCACCTTGTTTGAGTTTTACGACATGAAAGAACACACCCTTTGCGTCTTCCAACTAGACTGCGAAGAGTACCTGTACGAAGGACAAAACCCTCACGCGCACCGCTACCCACCTTTCGTACATATGCGCAACTTCAACGACGGCGGCATGTCATGCTGGTCTTTTGGTGACCTAGAGAACGTAGCCGGCCTGCAGCTTATGATCAACGAGATCATGGTAGCAGAACTAAACGACCTTAAGCGCGTAGGTAACAAGTACTTCATCAACAAAAAAGTACTCACACCAGAACTAACCAAGGCCCTGCAAGACAACAAACCTGACCAGGTTATCCCGTTAGATCTTCCTGGCAACATGAGCATCGGTGAGGTCCTTGTACCTGTACAGCGCATGGCTACACCAGCTGACAACTACATTATGGAAGACAAACTCCAGGGCTACATGCAGCGCATCCTGGGTGTTACAGACTTCCAGGTTGGAAACATTGCTGCTGCTAACCGCACACCTGCTACCGCAGCTGCGGCCGTTGAGGGAGCCTCCACTACCCGCGCTATGGACAAGATGACTAACGTCGAGAAGGCATCACGTGAGATCGCCCTCCGCATGTTGGCTCTTTGCCAGCAGTTCATGGACACAGCTAAAGCTGTCCGCATTGCCGGACCAAACGCTACCACCTGGCTCCAGGTTTCAGACGACGACATCGACGGAGAGTTCTTCATTGACGTAGAGGGCGGCTCCACGC